AATCTTCAGGCTAAGCTACAATCGGTCGTTAAATTTAACATTAATTTAACTGACATGTCCGTTAGTAACCTCCGTCAATACTTTAATGCTTTATTTGCAAGCTTAGAAACATACTATTTCATTAATTCAATAATTCAATATACTAATGAACCAACGAATAAGAATGATGGTATGATCTATCTTAGAAGTCTTATTGATGCGGATACTTACAATGCGTATTCTAATTTAGAATCTTTACTTCGTGGTATTCCTATTCCACCTAATCTATTAACATTCGTCTTTTGGGCACAACAAAATTATGTAATGAGTGATATGCCTAATTTAACAGTGCACAAATTTTGTCCAATCCTACCTGGCCGATTAAATGCCACGGGATTAGCAGAAAGATTGAATGACTGTATAGACTTATTCACAACTAACGTTTCGATACGTCAAGTTGTTTCTATTATTGCCAGATGTTGTCCTTCTTGGGTATCATCTTCAGCTGTGTTGCCACAGAGTTTCTCTTCACCAGCTTTTGATCTTAATTGGAAAACATTATGGATGAATAATAGTTACAAGTACTATAGTTCTTATCAAGGAGGCGACATTCTTGGTCCAGTACTTCAGGATGGTTCTGTACTATACTGGTCAAATACAAATGATCTTGATGGCGCAATCTATGGATTATTAGATTATTATGTAGGTTCTGATGCACAAGTTAGTGGTACTGTGCAACCTATCAAGTCTACTACAAGTATCGGTGATAGTAGACTTACCTTTGATGGTTCCGGTTTTGTTAGTTCTCTAAGCAATAATCGTTATACTATGTATAGAGGTTCAGCTCATATTCATATTGATACTGGTACAACTATTCAAGTACATTACCATACACCAACTGGTTCACTTAGAACATATGATAATACAGCAGCAACAATAGCTCAAGCGAACAAGGAGTTCTTTGATTGGGTTGTAGATATTAATGGTATCAAAGGTCCAAATAGTAGAAATTTTGCATAATTTAGGAGGAATAAAGATGATATTTAACAGAAGTAAGCGTAACCTTGATTGGTATAAGAACATGATTCTTAACAGTAAATATAAGCTGGATGTTAATGTAGCAGATAAGCTTGCCCTGAATCTTTTAAATATACAGAATGGTAATAAGGATGTTTACACTACTCCCTTAGGCAAGTTCAGTAGTGATATTTTATCAGAATGGGATGAAATATTCCAAGCCAATTCTAATCTTATCAATTCAAATCTTCTGCGTGTTGAAGAAAGTAACAAAGCTAAGTTTGGACCACGTTCTGTTTCAGTTGGTTGGCCATTAAGACGGGAGTCATTGTATGACTACTTTCATAAAGACAAAGAAGTAAATTCGGTTAAGCGTCTAATTTGTGAAGAAAGTAATAAAGGTAATCTTAGGCCGATTAGTAGTGAAAATGCCCTTAACTACTTGAAATTAAATACCAATTCGGGGTTACCCTATTATACTAACAAAGGATCTATCAAGAACAGAATTCTCGAAGATATCCAGAATGGTACAAACACAGACTATCCTTGCGTTTTATTCACTCGCCCTAAAGAGAGTGGTATACCAAGAAACGTCTGGGGTTTTCCAGTTGCTGACACTCTTAAAGAAATGAGATTCTATCGTCCGGTTCTTGAATACCAGAAGCTTAGAAAATGGAGATCAGCGTTAATCGGACCTGAAGAGGTAGATCTGGCTATGACAGGCATAATTGATAGAGGTGTCGGGTCTAGTCGAAAACTAGTATCTATAGATTTCTCATCTTATGATGCGACAGTATCAAAATCGGTATCTTCTGCTGCTTTTGGTTATATTAAGAGTTTATTTCAACCAAAGTATCATGAAGAAATTTCATCTATCGAAAATAGATTTCAAACGATACCTATTTTCACACCAGATGGAGTTATTGAAGGTTATCATGGTGTACCTTCCGGTTCAACTTTCACTAATGAAGTTGACTCTATAGCACAATATCTGATTGCTACTAGCTTAGATTTTGTCCAAATCGATAATATGCAAATTCAAGGAGATGACGGAGCATACTCCTTAAGTAGCCAATATGAAGTTGATAGATTATTGGATCGCTTTGAATCTTTCGGATTAAAGCTAAATAGAGATAAATGTAATATAGCAGAAGATCATTTAATATATCTCCAACTATTATTTGATCCGTATTACAGAAATTCCTCAGGAATAATTGGTGGAATATATCCTACTTATCGTGCTTTAAATAGGATATGTTTCCAAGAACGTTGGAGCTCTTTTGAGGACTATCAGATGATGGGTAAGGACTATTATAGTCTAAGAACTTTATCCATTCTCGAAAATTGTAAGCATCATCCTCTCTTTAAGGAGTTAGTTAAATTCGTTTATACTAAAGATAAGTATAAGCTTGAATTTAGTGAAGACAGTCTTGCCAAATTCGTAAGAATGAATGAAAGCGGATCAGGCTCTTCGGACATAATTCAAAATCACTATGGAGATAACCCCAGAGGTATAACTTCGTTTGAAAGTTATAAGATCTTGAAATCTATGTAGGCACAAG